AACAGTTAATGTAGAGCCGTCGTCATAAGTATAAAGAAGATTGCCTTTTGCATCCCGTGTTGTGCCCAATGGGTCGTCTGACGGAGGTGCTGTCTCAACAGGAGGTGTGGTCTCATCTGGCGGTGTTGTCTCAGCAGGAGGAGCCAATGAATCTAAAGGACCTTGTGGGTCAACGTATTCTTGTTCTGCTTTAGATTCAGTTGAAGCATTTGGTAATGCAGCATCATACTCTTCTTGAGTTAAGTTGCCATCAGCTAAATCTTGGTCTAACTCTTCTTTTGTTTGCTGTGGAAGTTTTACACCTTCACCTTCAATATCTTCTGGTGCAGGCTCTACTTTTACTGAAGCATCTGGGGCATCACTTGTTGGCACACTAGCAGTTGGAGCATAAGGGGATGGGCCAGATTGCTCAGCATCCATTTGCCCCTTGGCAATAGCGTAAGCTTCTTCCGGAGAAAAGCCTTTGTAAATAGCGTTTCTAAATGTTTCGGAAGTAGTTACTGCATCGTTGTCTATTTTAGTTTCTGTATTATCGGCAGTCATTTGATTGCTCAAATCACTATAAGATTCCGATGGTCCCGTATCTGGGCTAGAAAAGTCCATGCCTTTAGCTGCACTCGTACCCGCACCAACAGCACTACCAATTAATTGGTTACCAATAGAAGAACCAATTGCCCTATTAACGTCTTGGCCTTGTGCGGCTGCACTTACAGCACTACCAATTGTTCTGTCAAGCGGATTAAAACCAGTTGAGATATCTAAACCTTGGGTAACTCCCATGGTTGCGGCACTGGTTGCTAAATTAGTTATAATTTGCTCTGGAGGAACACCTTGTGCTAAACTAATACCGGTGTTAAGAACCATGGCCGCTTCCATTGCGGTAGCGCCTTCCCACAATAGCGGAGCAAGTTCTGGAGCTAAAACAGCAACAGCAATAAGAATAAGAGCTTTGGATGGATCATCAGCCATTGCTTGAACTGTTTGACCAACCGCCTTACCAACTTCTTCACAAGCATGACCTACTTCACTAGCGGCGCTTTCAATGGCTTTTTCAACTTGACCAACGGCTTCACCAATGGGCTCAAATACGTCTCCGACTACTTCAGCGACGGCACCCATTACGCACCCATCCTTTCACCTTGTAATACCAGATTAACTTGGATGTTACCTTTTTTATCTTTATATACTTGGTAACCCATGTTAGGATTTTGGGCAGCACGTTCTTCTCTGGCTATCATTTGAAATATGTTTAAAATAGACGGGTCAGAGAAAGTAGTTTGTAAACCTGTAAAACCATCGGCAATAGCTTGATCAACAAACTGTTTACCGTTGTCTACATAGTTTTCTGCTATGTCAGCATTAAGAGCACGAAATACACCAAAGCTAGGCTTTTCTTTTGAAGGATGTACCACAAAAATAGTGTTGCCAAATTTGTATAATTTAGAACCAGGCAAGCCTAGTTCAGCAACAAACAGCATGAACACTTTTTTAAACGGGTATTGGGAACGAGTATTTTCAGCCGCGATCTTTACAATCATGTCTGTTCCAAGTTTTTGTTGTTGGCTGTCAACCATTTGGCTCATACTGCGTCCTTATAAATAATAAGTGATCCTACATATACTAATGCAAAAATTAGGGGTTTACCGCCCTAATTTGCACTTGGACCGTTAATAATCTGGGTAAATTCTAAAGCCCAGTCTTGCCAGTTTTTGTACAAATCTGGGTCTGAAACTGGGTATACTGAAAAGCGTGGAAGTTGGGATACGTTTTTAGCTGTTATTTTCCAGTCGTTTTCTAAAGCGTATGGAATAGGTTCCGCACCAAAATACATAATTAAGTTGCCGTTCCAATGCTCCCAATCCATCCCCGTTGGGTTAAATGGAAAAAATATTTGTTCAGCCATTATGGACGTTCGTCACCGTATTCTGCTGTAATTAGCAAACGACCCATTTCGTAATTACCATCAATATCATTAGAAGTAAACGTTAAACTAACTTCCCGGTGTTCTACCCTTAAATCAATTTTACCTGTTTCTGGTTCAAAGTAAAACGGTCCAGAATTTTCTGCAGGCCCTCTAGCAAACTTACGTCCTTTAACATCCAATGACATTGTTCCAGATTGTACAAAGTCCGGCTCAACACGTCGTAGGTGCATGCGGCGATTTGGGCCCTGTGCTGTATCTTGAGATGGTGTTCCACCAACCCAGCTAATATCACAAGTTGTAAAGCTAGATGTAACAGCAAGCTCATCGCTAAAAGTTACTTTGTTATATCCATACTCTTGTTGCCATATTGGGTAACCACCCTCAATGTAATATACTACATCCCCAGCACTTACAGCTGGAGAAAAGTTTTCGGTTGCGGTTACTAAAGTAACACCCGGAGCTGGCACTAAACCAGTGATAATAAGTTCACTGGTTTCTACAGTATAAACTGCGGCAGCCGGGTCTCCAGCGTTTGAAAAAGAAAAATTATCGCCAGGAGCAAATGTTGGAGTTGCGTCACCCGCTAAATAGAATTGATTAGCGTTAGGAGCTGGTTCACCAGATGGTGTTTCTATTAATGTAAATGGGGCACTGTAAGTTACCTCGTATTCCCAACCACACCAAATTGGTGTTGGGAAAATCTCTGTGGTGTACCCGCATGAACGACGGCAACCTGCAGCTTGACCTGCGTCATACCAGATTTTATCTTTAACATTATAAATAATAGCATCAGTTACTTCTGTTGCAGAACCTCTAGGATAAAAGAACCAAATCTCGTTGTACCGTGGAACCTTAGTGGCCCATACCTTTTGGCGTTCTACAAAGTTAACGTTATCAAACAGCCAGTTTACATTTTTATCATTAGGCAAAACACTAACCACACCGTTGTATTGATAGAAACGGTCTACGCCAAGCCAGTAGTACACGCCATCCATCTCAACAAAACAAGACGATGACATGGTGGAGATCTGGCTAGAAACAATATCGTAACGCCAATATAACGGTGCTGCGCCAGTAAATGACACACGAATTAGTGAATCAGTAGCCCAAAACAAACCAGATGGTGAGTTTGTACCGCCTCGAACAGGGAGTCCTTTAATGATCTTGGAAGACGACATGTTGATCTGGTTGGCCGTTGCACCATTCCAATCGGTCAATGTCTGAGTTCCGTAAGTTGTTTCAACGTGGTTGTTTGCAATGTAGCCGTTGTCACCATACACAAATATGTAAGGGTACAAAACAGTTACACCACCATTTACACTAATTGGTCTATATGTTGGGTTTTGACCAGTGCTATCAGACAAACCATAAAAGTCCCAAACACCAGGAACGGCGGGAACAATATCACCAACTAATACTTGAGTTTCTTCGGCATTGTCAATGTTAGTTAAGTTTAAACCAGGGTGTGCTAATACTTTTAACGCGCCGCCCGCTGGTGAATACTGTAAATCAAACTGCCATAAATTACGAGCGTCTGCTTGATAGTATGTATTATACAACCAGACATCAGTTACAGTTCCAGTGATTGTTTCGGTAACTGTTACGGTAGTATCTGGTGTGCTAAATGTTGAGCCTGTTACGTTAAATACAACAGCTGGATTTGTTTGGTCAAATATTACTTTAGTGCCAGCTGGAAATACGGAGGTGTAGTCTACAATTGGACTACCAGTACTGGTGATTACAAAATCATTAGTAGTGTTGCTAGATATTGCAAACTGTGAGTAACCCGGCAAAATGTTTGCAATGTATGGGCCCGAGCCTACACCAATTGTGTTACCTGTAATGAATACGTCAATGCCATAACGATTGCCAGTAAAGATGTAGTTTACGCCGTTGTACGGGCTAATAACCATACCACGGGGTATGCCAGTAAACGTACCAAAGATCTCGCGGTAGCCACCCATTTTCTTAGGTGTGCCCCGTTGAAATCTACACCATACACCATCTTGGTAATCACGAGATTCAAACTTAGTACCATCACGTTTAATACCAGCCTGCACTGCCAGTGTGTATACTAGGTTGTATTGCTCTTGTGCTGTTCCAGATTCTTGTTGTGCTGCCATTAAAATGTCCCACCGTCAATGCCACCCGTTGCAGCAAAGTTTGCCACAGTCGTTATTTGTGGTGTACTTGGAATAGAGTTATCCAATATTAAAATGTCTGCACCGTTTGCTGTTAAACCTAAAATACCAGTATTGCTTAAATACATACCAGTTGAGGTGTCATTTAAAAATGAAAAAGTGGGTAACGCAGAAGAGCCATCTGCTCCATAAAAATAAACAGCTGAACTTTGTGAAAGAATAATAAGCTGGTTACCATCTGACAATGCGGTAATAATACTTCCCGGAGCCAAAACGGTAGGTGTTGCCATAGACCCCGAAATGCTGAACGAAATGTCGTACAGTGCGGTTGTTGTATCATTAACTAAAATGTACAGCGCTGTAGTAGCAGGCAATATAACTTCTAAACCTGTTGTACGTGTACCAGATAAGTTTACATACGTTTGAATAACTGGAGCAAAAGTAACAAGGCTAAACGTTGGACCAACAATATTATCTACATCATAAACAGCGGATGTAAATGTAACGTTTGATGGTGTTTGTAAACCAATGGTATAAAACTCGCCAGTGGATTGCTGGTAAAATACAAAACCAGATCCATTTGGTGGTACGCTAACGTTAACTAATTTATTAATTAGCTCGCCAACTGCCGGAGTTAAAACTAATGTACCCGTTCCGTTATTTCTAAATCCAATCCACCAACCAGCAGAAAGTGTTGAAGCCAATGGCAATGTAAATACACCATTACCTCCGGTCCAAACAAATGTGTTGGCACGGCTTGCGTTGTTAATCGTTGGGGCAGAGCTAGAAGTAATTGGCGCTTGAGTTACTGCCAGCTGGCCACTAATAGCAGCAAGGCCAGCGCCAGCTAATGAGGCGGCGTCCGCCGCAGATGTGCCAGTGCCAAAGGTTACATTTTGCCAAATACCGGCATTGGTACTGTTATCTGATAGGTAGTAATATTTAGATTCGCCCGGTGCAATAGATGATGATCCAGAGCCACCAAATTGGGCAATAAAGAATGTCTCTGTGCCAAAGTTACGGAACAGAATATCAATACCGTTTGAGCCTTGCGAGGCATTCGGTAAAAATACAGTTAGGCCTGCACCATCTGGAGTGCAGTCCATAATACGTGACGCAGGCACTTGTGTGCCATTAAGAACGGCAGGCCAGTATAACTGCGTGTTAGTACTAAAATCTAACGCGTAATATGTGACATCCGTCTGCTGGATAACGTCACCGGTAAATGGCGATACGTATGACGGCATTTATTAAGGTTCCTGTACTGTAGTATTGCGGTCAATACGACGTGAGTTGTCTTCTTTCTTGAGAGCGGCAAGGCAATCTGTGTAGTATGATTTCCACACAGGCAATTTGTCTATTGCTTTTAAATAACCTTGTGCTTGCAACAAAGTACCGAACAACATTGCCTGCGGGGCAATCTGTGTAAACAAATTAGTTTGATTGGTTGAATCCAATGGTTGCACCAAGCTGTAATAGATAATTTCTACCGGGTAGTCATCATCTGGAGGTGGTGCAAAGTTCCAGTTGTTGTAGTCATACTCAGCATAAAACTTTGGTACTCCGTTTGCAGATTCAGAGTTATACTGTGCTATGTAGTCTTGTGAACGCATAACTACTGGAGCACCATTAATCTTCATAGAGACTGTTTTTCTCCAACGTGTTGGTTTAATCAACACAGGATCTGTGGCTGTTAGTGTGGTTTCTACTACAACTAATTGAAGCAATGACTTTAACTCAGCGGCAATGGCGGACTCAGCCAAACCAATTAAAGTTGGTATCATTGCCACAAAGTCTGCGTCGTCGCGCTCCATGTACTGCTGAACATCCAGTACCAAGTTATCGTAGGTTTGTACGTATGCTGTCATCGTGTGTAGTAGCTAATATTAGGTT